TCGGCCCAGGTGCGGCCGCAACTTTCTTCAAGAAACTCATCGGACTCTGAAATGACACCTGGGAGTTTTGTATGCGGGCTGCCTGTACAGAAGACGAGTTTATTGAGATCTGGCGAGAGCTAGGTTCGCCAACTTTAGTTGCGAACCGGCTGGGGATCAATGTATCAAATGTGTATTCGCGGCGTAATGCTATTCAAAGTCGATTTAAAATCGAACTTCCTACGGACGATCTAAAAAAAAGACCAAGCATCGTCATTCCTCCAGATCACAAGCGCGTCGAGGCTACGATTACAGGCGCAGTCGTCATTTTTAGCGACGCACACTTCTATCCAGGCTTTGACGGGGTAGGCTATCAAGCACTCCTAGAAGTCATCAAGGCAGTAAAACCCAAACTCATTATCGCAAATGGGGACATCCTCGATGCTGCGAGCATGAGTTCGTTTTCTCCGATGGGCTGGCACAAGCCACCCACGATGAAACAGGAACTCGACGCAGTGCAAGCTGCCATGTCCGGCGTTCAAAAGGCAGCGCGTGGTGCATACCTGCACCGGACGATTGGAAACCATGATATTCGCTTTGAGAAACGCCTCGCGGCGGCCGTGCCGGAAATCCGAGACATCTACGGCATGTCTTTGAAAGACCACCTTCCGCACTGGCATGAATCCTGGTCGGTGTTTATCAACAAAAACACGATTGTCAAACACCGATACCACTCAGGCGTTCATTCGACGTACAACAACGTGCTCCGCTCCGGCATTAATATGGTTTGTGGGCATACCCATCAACTCGAAGTTAAACCCTTTGGAGATTATCGAGGCCGTCGGTATGGAGTTGCCACAGGAATGTTGGCTGATCCAAAATCCGATGCTTTTCATTATCTTGAAGACGCACCGACAAACTGGTGTCAAGGTTTTGCTGTACTCTCGTTCGACAGCGAAGGTCGCCTAGCTCCCCCAGAGCTTTGCGAGGTGATTGAAGGACGGGCCTTTTTTCGCGGACAAATTGTCAAGGAGTAAATCATGGACGATGTATTTGTGACCGTAGATCTGACGGAAACCGAGTATGATGCTCTCGTTGAATGGTTAGGCGAGCAGCAGATTGAAACCGGTTTGGGCAAACTGTATGACCGTTTGCTTGAACTCGCTGAGAACAAAGACGAGTAGTATGTTTGATCTGCTAGGCGGGGGTCTTCTAGGGTCAATCTTCGGGGGGCTATTCCGCCTAGCTCCTGAGATTCTCAAGTTGCTTGACAAGGCTAATGAGCGCAAGCACGAACTCAACATGTTTCGATTGCAGACCGACCTGGAGAAGATGCGTGGTGAATTTCGAGTCGAGGAAAAATATGTGGACTATTCAACCCATCAGCTCGATACCATCAAAGCTGCCTTCCAGGAACAGTCCGCCACCGCCACAAAAGCGGGGTGGTTTGCGTCAACCGTCAGCGCCCTCGTTCGCCCAGGTATTACATGGGCAGTGTTCGGTATGTACGCTGCCGTCAAAATCGCCACCTTGATCCTGGCGTTTCAGTCGAATGCGCCGTGGTACGAAGTAATTGTTAAAGTGTGGGACGAGGATGATTTTGCATTGTTTATGATGTGCATCTCATTCTTTTTTGTTGGAAGACCAATTGAGAAGTATCAAAAATGATGACGTTTATTCCGATCTTATTTTTTTGTCTTAACGGGTCATGCGGCATAGCAACGACAAAGACAAGTTTTGAATCGATTGAAGAATGCAGTCATCACGCAATGGCGATGCGCAATGAGCTTGAGGAACGCAAAGCCACGGAGATTTTTGCACGTTGCGTTGCAGTAGAGATGAACTGTGGACGACGCTATCAAACTATCCATCGACGTTTTGATCAAACCCTTTGAAGGTTTAGCTCGCCGCCGTCCCGACGGTCTTGTGCAGGCTTATCCCGATCCGGGTTCTGGCGGCGCACCGTGGACTATAGGATATGGTTCAACGGGGGCGGACATTACGCCGCACACCGTCTGGACGATGCAGCAGTGTGAAGAAGCTTTAGACCATCATGTGCAGTACTTTTTTGTCGGCCTTTGTAAACTGTCGCCTACGCTGCCAAACGCCGCACCGCGCAGGATTGCCTCTGTGTTGTCATGGGCGTACAATTGTGGGTTGGGAAATTACCGCATCAGTACCTTCAAGAAGCGCATTGATGCGGAAGATTGGGAAGGCGCGGCAACAGAGTGCCTGAAGTGGAACAAAGCAAGTGGTCGCGTGTTGCCAGGACTTACAAGAAGGAGGGCGGCGGAAGCTGCACTGATGAGGTGATACATGCCATTATCAAAAATTATTTACAAGCCTGGTGTCAACCGGGAAAACACCCGATACACAAATGAATCGGGTTGGTATGTATCAGACAAAGTGCGGTTTCGCCAAGGAACGCCAGAAAAGATTGGCGGATGGGAGCGTATTTCGTCAAACACGTTTCTTGGAATTTGCCGATCCCTTTGGAATTGGGTCACGCTTGGGTTTGAAAATTTGCTCGGAATTGGAACAAACCTCAAGTATTACATTGAACTTGGTGGCGGATACAATGATATCACGCCGCTACGCACAACAACAACAATTAACAATAATCCTTTTGCGCTTACAGCGTCAACGACGGTGACGGTTACGGATACTGGGCACGGTTGTTTAAACGGAGATTTTGTTACTTTTAGCGGCGCTGTAGATATTGGAGGTGTGGGCACAAACGTTACGGCGGCGGTGTTAAATCAAGAGTTTCAAATTACATACATTGATTCAAACAGTTATTTAATTACGATTTCTGTGGTTCCCAATGCAACAGCTATTTCGGCATCTCCAGGGGGCGGGTCTGTTGTTGTAGCGGCATACCAGTTAAATATTGGTCCTGCAACGCAAGCGCCGTTGACGGGGTGGGGCGCAGGATTTTGGGGTCAGGGCAATTGGGGTCAGGGTGGTACATCTACAGACAAAATGCGTATTTGGAACGCAAACAACTGGGGCGAAGATTTGGTTTTTGGTCCGCGAACCAAAACGCTTTACTACTGGGATGCAACGAATGGCGTAGCGACCCGAGGTGTAGCATTAAGCAGTCTTGGTGGTGTCGTCACAATGACGATTGCAACGCCGTGTGTACTGACATTTACCGTGGCGCTTGTTGATGGAACAGCGGTGTCTTTTACAACCACGGGTGCGTTACCCACAGGTCTTGTGGTAGGCACAACATACTATTTGCGAAACGTCGCGGGCCTTACAGCAAATCTGTCAGCATCTGCAACGGGATCGTTAGTAAACACATCGGGAACGCAATCTGGTGTGCATAGCATGGTTTTGGAAGACGCGCCAAAATTTCAGAACGCTTTGATTGTTTCCGATGCGTCGCGGTTTTTGCTTGTGTTTGGGTGCAACGATTACGACTCCGGCAATTTGGATCCCATGTTGATACGGTGGTGTTCACAAGAGTCACTTGTGGATTGGAGAGCCGCGCCCACGAATTCAGCGGGATCTCTTCGGCTATCGCACGGATCAGAAATAATTACAGTACAGCAGCAACGTCAAGAAATTGTAGTTTGGACCGATGCGGCGCTGTTTTCAATTCAATATCTTGGCGCTCCGCTGCAATGGGGTTCGCAAATCATGGCGGACAATATCTCTATTGCGGGTCCAAATGCTACAGCAATTGCTTCAGGCGTAACGTTTTGGATGGGGATTGACAAGTTCTATTCTTACGATGGACGTGTTCAGACCCTGCGGTGCGACTTGAAGAAATACATCTTTAGCGACATCAATAGAAATCAATACGCGCAAATTTTTGCCGGGACAAACGAAGGGTTTAATGAGGTTTGGTGGTTTTACTGCTCACAAAATTCTACCGAAATAGACCGCTATGTAATCTACAACTACGCAGAAAATCAGGGTGCTGGTGTATGGTACTATGGATCGTTAGGGCGGACAGCTTGGAGTGATTCTGGTTTAAGACCGTATCCGCAAGCGACGACGTACAGTTACAATGTTGTCAATCATGAGCTTGGGGTAGACAACAAGGAAACAGCGACAACCACGGCAATCAATGCTTACATTGAAACGTCGGAGTTTGACATTGAAGACGGGCACAATCTTGGGTTTGTGTACAGGATAATTCCTGACATTACGTTTGTAGGTTCAGAGACTGCAAGTCCCCAGGTGACGATGACATTAATTCCGATGATGAATTCGGGGTCGGGGTACAATTCACCGCAGTCGGTGAGTGGGTCATCGTTCGCGACGGTGACGCGCACGGCGACGGTTCCAATTGAGCAATTTACGGGGCAGATTTATGTGCGGGTGCGCGGGCGGCAGATGATCTTCAAGATTGAGTCGGATCAAATTGGCTGTAACTGGCAGTTAGGAGCGCCGCGTATAGACATTCGCGCAGACGGTCGTGCGACGGGACGCGGGGCATGAAACTCCGGAACCCGGCAGTTCCCAACCTGCCCTTCGCCCCTGTATCGTATGTCGTAGCATTCCATGATCAGTTTGCCAACGTCCTTCGGCTATACTTTAATCAGCTACAAAACATCACACAAAGTATTGTAGGAATCAACGGCGGGCAATACTTGCAGTTCCCTTACGGGTCGTTCTATGATACGACCGACCAGACGGCGGCAAGTACATCCACGGCTTATGCTATTACGTTGAATACGACGGATCTTAGTAACGGGGTATCTGTACAGAATTCATCGCAGATCACGGTTGCCCAAGACGGGGTGTACAACGTGCAGTTTAGTGCGCAGTTGAGCAACGCCGACAACGCCCCACAGGACATTGACATATGGTTTCGTAAGAACGGTACGGACATAGCCAATTCGAATACTCGGTTTGGGATGGAAAAAACAAAAGGAGTAAGTGATCCGTATCACACCGTAGGTACGGTCAATCTATTGATTTCTCTGGACGCGGGGGACTATGTGCAACTGATGTGGCGCACTTCGGACGTTGATGCGCGGATTGAGGCGTATGCGGCTGGGACAT